GGAACAACAGATTTCACCACCTCATCTTTTGGAACAACCCACATTGAACTTCGCTGTTATGGTAATTACAAAGTCAATGAATTCGGAGAATAATGATGTCCACCACTGCAAAGATATATGAAGGCGTCGAGGGATTAATCATTGACTGCCAGCTTTACGACAAGACGAGAACCCCCGTTGATTCGCTTGGGATACTCTTTTGTGAACTTCGAGTTATGCGCCCAGGCGCAACCGAAGAAGAAGTGTGGGACGCTGTGGTGACAGCTCCAAACATAGCGAGACATCTTGTTCCGGCTGGGGCTGCGATTACCCCTGGTAAATACAAAATTCAGCCGTACATTGAAACCACCGACGGTTTTAAGGGTCTTTGGGGAACCGTGGAATTGGTAGTTACTCGTAAGTGGAAATAACCAGAAAAGTCAAAAGGTGACCTTTCTTATATGAATTCTTTTGTTGTAGATAAACTTCGCGCGTGGAGAGAAAGTCCACTTCTGTTTGTTACTGATGCAATTCAAGTGCGTCCGAGTGACCAACAGGCTGCGGCGTTGGCGACTTTTACTCAGCACAAGCGACATACAATTCGCTCTGGTCATGGTACTGGAAAGGATGCTTTTGCGTCTTGGATTGTATTGTGGTTTCTTACTTGCTTTTCTTATCCAAAGATCATGTGCACAGCACCCACCGCGCGTCAGCTGAATGACATCCTTTGGGCAGAACTTTCGAAATGGACTCGGCAATCAATAGTTGCTGATGAATTTATTATTCAGTCAGACAAAATCTTTCACAAAGATGCTCCAAAGGAATGGTGGGCAAGAGCAGTAACTGCTAGTGTCAAGGCCTCCGCGGAAGATCAAGCTGAAACCCTCGCGGGGCTTCATGCTGAAAACATGCTCTTCGTCTGTGACGAAGCATCTGGTATTCCAGATCCTGTGTATATTCCACTGGAAGGTGCGATGACGCAGGAGAACAACCGCGTTTTGCTGATTGGAAACATGACGCGGAATACTGGGTACTTCTACGATTCCCATTACGACCCAATCCAAGCAAAACTTTGGAACCGTATTCATTGGGACTCCAGGAAGTCCACAAACGTTTCTGCTGATATGATTGATTACTTCCGTACAAAGTACGGCGAAGAGTCAAACACTTTCAGAATTCGTGTTTGTGGTGAGCCTCCGCTTAATGACGAACTTTCGCTTATCCCTCTTCACTGGGCCCAGCAGTGCGTTGACAATGATCTTCCAGAATACGAAGATGATCCTCGCATTATTGGCGTCGATGTTGCTCGCTACGGCATTGACTCCAGCATTATCCTTCCTCGAGTATCCAACATCATCAAGCCTTGGGACGAATACAAAGAAATGAACACCAACATCCTCGCACAACTTTGTAAAGAGGAGTTTATTTCTTTCGAAGCTGACCGCCTTGGCGTGGATGAGATTGGTGTTGGTGGGCCTGTACTTGATTGGCTCCAGCTCAACGGCCTCCGCGGTAAAGCTATCGGCGTTAATGTAGCAAATAAATCTTTTCAGCCTGAAAAATTCTATCGTCTCAGAGACGAGCTTTGGTGGCGAGTTCGTGAAAAGTGTATGCGCGCTCAATACAGCTTCCCAGGCGGAAAGCTGGGCCAAACCCTCTGTGACGAGCTTTCGTCTATTCGCTTTGACGACGGCGAAGATGGAAAGGGAATTGTTAAGATAGAATCCAAAAAGGCTATGAAAGTCCGCAACGTCATGAGCCCAAATATTGCTGACGCGCTGTGTATTTCGGAGTTTTTCTTTACTCCCATGGCGGGGAGAGTAACTGATCGCGGGAAAGTAAGCCCTCCCACAAAAAAGCTGGACCGCGCGCGGGTCAGTAAAAACTCTTCCCGCTATGGAAGATACGCTTACCAGGTGGTATAAATGAGACATATACAAGAAAACGGCTTTGGTACTGTGTTTGGGACTGGGGACACGAAAGCTAAAGAAGCTTCTCCTGATGATCTCATTTCCCTGCACGCTAAAATCTTGAAGTGGGTTCAGCAGTGCGAGACCTCCACGCCTGAAATGGAGTTCCGCAAAGTTTCTGCTGAAGACCTTGACTTCTATGCTGGACGCCAGGATACTCCTGAAGTACTTGCGGCACTTGAGGCACAGAAGCGTCCCAGTGAAGTTTACAACGAAGTAAAACCAAAGATCGACATGCTTGTTGGGCTTTCTGCTCAGGTACGCAACGACATGCAGCTGATGCCACATGGCGCTGAAGACGAACCGCTTACTGAACTTATGAACGGCGTTCTTAAGCATTTCCAAAAGAAGCTTGAAGTGCGCGATCGTGAAATGGAAGCGTTTGAGTATGTTGCAAAAGCTGGGCGCGGGCTGGTGGAGTTGTACGTCAACACCGACAACCCCTTTAAACCAGAGATAAAGTTCAAGTTCCACAAAGGTCATCGCTTTGGCATTGACCCTAACTTTCAGGAATACGACCTTTCTGATGCAAGGTATCTTTATGTCGACATGTGGCTGACAGAAGATGACATCAAAAGTGTCCTTCCAAAGTTCGACAAGTACGATGTCCAGAATAACCAAGTAGCTCGCAGTGCAGACTACCCAATTTTCTGGGACGAAGCTTCTGAAATGTACCGCCTCATCCAGTGCTGGTATCGTCAGCTTGAAGCTGTGAACTATTTTATCTCCCCGTTCACTGGAAAGCCTGAGGCGATTCGTACAAAAGACTGGAAGAAATTTGTTGACTCCCTTGAAGAAATCAACGATGCAATTAGTAAAGGGGAAGATGTACTTCAAAATGGATTGAAGCCAGTACAAATTCCAAACCCTGTTCCAGGTTTTAAGAAGTACGTTTACTTCGCTATCCTGGATGGGTCAAAGGTTCTTTCTCACGGCGAGAATACTTACTGGCACGAGGATTTCCCATTTGTTTTCATTGGCGCTTACCGCGACGACAACCTCAACAACTGGTTCGGCGCGATCACTATGATGAAGGATCCTCAACGAGGACTTAACACCATGCGCAGACAGCTAGTACACCTTCTTCAGACAGCCCCGAAGGGTATTCTGATGCACGAGAGTGGCGCACTGGTGAATGTCGAGGAGTACGAGAAGCGTGGGAGTGATCCAACGTACCACATGGAACTGACCGCTGGTGGGCTTGGGAGAGTAAAATTCTCCGAGCAACCTCAAATCAGCCCCATCTACAACATACTCGGTGACACGTTTGTCCAAAGCATGAAGGATTCAAGTGGCATACAAGACTCGCTAATGGGCGTTCAAACCTCCTCTCGCGAGCCAGGTGTTACTGTGCGTCTCCGTCAGGAAACTGGCTTCGCGGTCTTGTATGTTCTTTTCCATAACTTCAGCAAATCCCGTAAGCTCATTACACAAAAGCTACTGTCACTCATTCAGCAGTATGTCGATGAGCCTACCATGGTCCGTATTGAAGGGCAAAACGGCGCAATGCTGATGCAGGTCAACACCCAGATGAACCCTCAGGTTGAGGGGTACAACGACATTACTGCTGGTGAATTCGACGTTTACGTAGAGGAAGGAATCGAAAGCACCACCATGCGCATGGCAATAGCGCAGTGGCTCACTGACTTCGCTATGAACAATCCTAACCTCATTCCTCCTGACGTGATCATGGAATACTCCAACATCCCGTTCAGTGTGAAGCAGCAGGTCAAAGATTGGATCGCACTCCAGCAACAGCGCGAAGACGAATTTAAAAGGGCTGAGCTCGCCCTCCAAGAAAGAGAGCTCGACATCAAGGAAAAGGCAGCTACAGCGACTGCAAAAGCGCGTAGTAAATCCAATTAACAAGTGGGAGGCATTATGACTGACAATTTGAGCAACCTGTTTGATGTGACACCTGAAGACGAAGTTGTAACTGAAGAAACCACAGTGGTGGATGAAGTTCCTACTACTGAACCCAAAGTCGAAGAGGAGGTAGTCGTCGATGAAGTTCCTGCAGAAGGTGAGCAGAAAACTGACAAAACTCCTGCTGTCGAAGAACCTGTTGCACCCAAGGATAAAACTGGAGATGCTGATGAAGTATCCCAGCTTCGAATCATCCTTCGGGAGCAGAACCGTAGACTTCGTGAGATGCAACAGCAGCTTGAGAAGTCAAACAAAAGCTTGACTGAAAAAGGACTCATCGAGGAACCAGACGAAGAGGAGGTTGCGGAAGCGCAAAAGGCTGACACCATCCGCGCCATCCAGCTCGAGACCCTCCTCGAGACAATGAGAATAAACCCGAAGTTCGAGGACGTTGACGAAGTTGTCACGCAGTCCCGCTTCGATGATATGGTCGAAGGCTTCGCTTTCGCACAGTCGCAGAAGAATGGCGGTACGGCTGAGGACTACATTGATGCAGTCGCGGCTAAGATTTGGAGTATGCCGAATCCTTATCGCTTTATGTACGAGAAGATCAAGCAGTACCATCCGGACTTCAAAAAGCCTGAAGTCAAGGACGAGCCTTCTACTCCTGCTCCTTCTCAAACCCCCGCGAAGAGCGAACCCAAGCCCAAGACGGCCCCGCCGTCGGTTTCGAACCTCCCGTCGAGTGTTTCTGAGAGTGGCGGTTGGACCGCAGCTCGAATCGACGGAATGGCTGAGGAAGAACTTTCAAAAGTTCCCAGAGACATCTACCAGAAGTACCTCTCCGGTGAACTGAAGTAACATCAATTTAAGAAAGGTCAACTATTGACTTTTCTTGGAGGACCATTAAATGGCTGATCCTATGACTCGTTTTCTGACGAACGATCCGTTGACCAGGAAGAAATGGGCGCGGGAACTTTTCAGCGTCATTCTTCCTGCTGTGGAGTTCAACTCCATCGTGGGCTCCGACTCCAACTCCATCGTGCAGATGAAGAAGGACCTTGGCAAGGGTGAAGGGGATGAAATCACTTTTGGTATTCGCCTGCCTCTGACTGGTGAAGGTGTCGTTGGTGACAACACTGTCGAAGGTAACGAAGAGAAGCTGCGCTTCAGAAACTTTAAGTGCCGTGTTGAAGAGCTCAACCACGCCGTCGATACTGGTGGTAAGATGGAAGAGCAGCGTGTTCCCTACAACCTCATGCAGGAAGGCAAGGATGCTCTGCAGGAGTGGTGGGCTTCCAAGCTCTCCGACTACATCATCAACCTGTTGTTCGGTAACTCGAGCTATAAGATCGCCGGTGCTGATTTTGCCCAGGCTATCGATGCTCCTTCGACTTACCGTCACATCATCGCTGATGGTGTTGCCAATGAAGCATCCCTGACCAGTGCCAACACGATCTCGCTGGGATTCCTGGACAAGCTGAAGCAGCGGGCCGAAATTCCCATTGCTGACAACCAGTACAAGATCCGCCCCATCATGATCGGAGGTAAGGCTCACTACCGTGTGCTGATGCACAACTACACCTTCGAAGAGCTTCGCCAGAACACCAACGTCGGTGAATGGGGTGATCTTCTGCGTGCCGCCCAGAAGCTGCAGCTCCCTGAGACTGAGATTGTCTACAACGGCATGATCATCTCGAAGACCGAACGTGCCCCGCTGATCGTTGATGCTGGCACTAACGACGGCGCTGGCGTTCGTCGCGTTGTCCTGTGTGGAGCGCAGGCGGCCGTGTGGGCTTGGGGTGGTGCTGGCGACAGCAAGTCCACCACCATGGCCTTCACTCCTTACACCCGTGACGCCGAGCGTTACGTCATGATCCGCGGCGGTGGCATCTGGGGTGCCCGTAAGGTTAAGTTCGAAGGTCATGACTTCGGTATCATGACTGGTTCCGTCTTCTCCGCTCCTGTGAGCGCGTAACAGTAAGCCAAAATTGGGAGGCTTAACAAATGGCAATTAACGCTCTTGGCTCTCGGTCTGCTGACAACATTCGTATGATGCGTAGTGGGAAGGTCACACTTTCCGCTGACGATACGTACCATGTTCTCAAGCTCCCGAAGAAAGCCTTTGTGGTTGGGGTGTGGCTGGAAATCATTACCGCCTTTGACGACCAGGCTACCGACGGAACGATCACTGTTGGTTTTTCTGGTAATGGTGAGATCGCTGATGCTGATTACTTCATGGACAACAGCGCGGCAGCTCCTCTCGTCACTGGTATGAAGGAAGTCACCAAAGGCAAATGGTTCAGCGATGCCAGTGGTCTTATCACTGTCACTGTCAATGACAACGATTCTACTGTTGACCCAGTCGTTCGTGTCTGGGTCCTCTACAGTGTCATCCACTAATCGGAGGAATAAATGTCAACTATCGCTCTGTTGGATTATCGTCGCCCTGATCTCAGGAAGCAGACGCTTGAAAACCCTGTGTGGATCACCTCTGGTATCTTCGGCAAAGAAGCTGATGACGCAGGCGCTCTTCTGTTCTCCTTTCCGAAGAACCCTGTTCCTGATAACCTCGCGCCATACAGCACCTACGCACCGGCTGGCGACCTCGGACTCTGCGGAAAGTGCTATATGATCGAAGATGCAGTCATCGAGATCATTGAAGCCTTCGCTGGTGGCACTGTGACCATCGACGTTGGAGTTGGAACGATTGCTACTGACGCAGCTGTGGATGGTGATAGCATCACCTATAGCGCAAATGACGGCGTAGTAGACAACACCGACATCACTGAAGGAACCATTGGCTTCTACAAGGTTGCGGCTGCCCTTCGCACTATGATCACCAATGCAGATACCAGCACTCCGTGCATCTTCGCGGCTTTGGCTTCCAATGCTGCCATCACCGCCGGTAAGGCGAGACTTCATCTGAAGATCTCCCGCATCGGGTCGGTGAAGTAAGTTAACCTTCAAAAGAGAGAAAGGTCATAAATTGACCTTTCTCTCATCTTCTCAA